CCCATTGGGCGGCGCGTTCTACAAGCTGAAGCGTGATGGAGTGGAGCGGAACGGCCGGATGGTCATAGATCTCGGCAACCCACTTTGCAGCGAGTTCGGGCGGTGGTGTGATGATGTGTTGTTGTGTCACTTACCTGTCCACTTGTAGGTCTTATCAACGAACTGTGCTCGCTTGATTGCCTCAGGTGTAGGAGGTTTAGGACGCTTCAGGTTAGAAGTCTGTAGTTGGGTCGAAGTCATTAGCTTCAGTCTCAGTAAATTTACAGGTGTCGAGGTCATAGGTAAGCTGACAAGCTACACCTACTTCCCCACTATAACGGTTTTTGAGGACTCGCACAGTCGTTGAAGAGCCTCCTCTATCCGCTTGCTGGTTCCGTTCAAGCGCAATAACTCCATCTGACAATTGAGCAATAGCTGCCGAACCTCTAAGCTGTCCAAGGGTGACTCTTGCGCCTTCTTCGTGATTGGTGTCATTTGATGTGCGTCGTAGGTGGGAGACAAGGAACATAGCTATACCAGTACGCTCTACAAGAGAACGCAGCTTGGTCATAGTAACATCAATCATCCGCCTTTCGTCACCCTCTAGTCCAGACATAAGGATAGACAAGTGATCAAGGAAGATGACCTTAGTATCTAGCCCGCAAGCAAGATATTCAATTCGGTTGTAGATAACATCTGGGTCGAAAGAACCGAAGCCATCAAAAAGAAACAGGTTCCACTTAGCAAGACTGTGATTATAAGCTTCGGTGAGGGCAGTTCGGTCATGGTTACCAAGGTGAAGTGATTTACCAACAGCAGCGGACATTAGTCCCAGGGCGGTTCTACGGTTACTTTCTTCAAGCGCCAAGTACCCAACTCGTTCTCCGTTATTAAGAAGGTGAGTTGCGAGTTCACGGCAGAAGCTGGATTTACCAATACCAGAGCCTGCAGTAATTGTGACAAGCTCTCCATACCGTATCCCATGTAGCTTCTGTTGAAGGCCGTCGAAGGGGTAGTCATGATCTGATGGTGGGTTTGGTGTTGTTACTACATCGAGCAGAGACTTTCCGTCGATGATGCCATCTGGACGGTAAGGTTTCGCGTCCCAAATCGCTCGACGAATTGCCTCAGTGTCATTGACTTGAAGTGCGTCTGACGCATCCTTGTATTCCTCAAGTCTTGCGATCTTTGTCTTGCCAGGTGGTAAGACGCCTGCCGCTTCCTCCGCTGCCTTACGGCCTGCCTCGTCATTGTCGAAGAACAGGACAATCTCTTCATAACCCTGGAGCCATTGGAGAGCCCGTTGAATCGACTTCCTGGCCGCAGCGGCACCGCTAGGTAAAGATACCATCGGCCACCCCGGCATAGCTTCACTACACGAAGCCGCATCGAGTTCCCCCTCTGTAATGACGACTCGTTTTCCAGTGGCGGGAAACAAATGCTGTCCAAAGAGTGTTCCAGGTGTTTCTCCTTCATAGGTGAATAGTTTGCTCTTTGTCTTTACCTTACAGCCTTTAACGACTCCAGCATCGTCGAAATAATAGAAGCGTAGAACGTCTCCGTCTTTGTAGATCCGGTATTGTTGGCAAACCTTTTCTGAGATGTTCCGCTTTTGCAGCCGCTCGGCTGAACCTCGGAGTTGGACATTGGTGGACATTTTATGAGTGTGAACATCACCTTCGCCTTTACTATAGGCGTTACATGAGAAACAAAAAGTGTGGCCATCTGTATACAGACTAGCTGCATCAGATGACCCACAATTATCACACGGTAAGTGCCTGACGAACTCGCTTTCGGAGTTCTGCATAAGTTCGTGCTTGCTCATCGTGGTACTCGAACCATGAGTCTAGTGCTTGATAAAAACCTTGAATGAGATTCTCTGTGGTTGCTGGGTTTGCGCTATCAACATCAGCAAGGTAGTCACTGAAGCCATCAGCGTAATACTCAACAGAACCGTATTGTGTGGGTCGCATTACTTTTGGTGGTAAGTTTGAATCAGTTGTTCATAAGCATCAAGCTCATCCTCGAATGCTTCGATGATATCGTTGGGTGAGCTAGTGCTATCAAAGGCATCAATCAAGGCAGCGACAACCTGCCTGATCTTATTTATGTCAGCCATGAAATAGGAATCGAGTGGAACGAACAGTATTGGAAGCCGTGCTTCTCACACCACTTAGCATAGGTGGTCTTTGATCCCTTGTAGATCTTGTTGTGGGGTGACTGAAATACGAAACGAATATCAAGGTCAGGATGTGCTGCTTTGACTGCTTTCATCTTACGCCTATCCTCCTCCGTTAGTTGACCCTTGGTCTCTAGGTAGATACCATTAGGTAGGAGGAAGTCTGGCGTGTAGTTGCATTGCAGTACGTAAGGTACCTTGGTTGATTCGTATTCGTATTTAACACCCAGGTTGGTGAGAAGATCAGCGACCTTCTCTTCAAGTCCTGAGCGGAAGGCCATCAGAAATCGTCATCCTCGACGACATCATCAGACACCTCATCACTAGTGGATGCAGGCACAGAGCTAGCTTTAAAGCCACTAGTCTGACCGAACAGTGCAGCTACCTCAGTCTCACCAAGGTCACCACGGTCAATACCAGCACCACCACCAAGCTCTACTACCTGAACACCAACAAGCTTGAGGCTAGTACCATATGTGACACCATCCTTTAGGATGTAGGGCTTCTGACGGAAAGCAAGCTTAACCTTGCTGCCACTATAGACAGGCAGGTCAGTGTTAGTGATCGGTGTACCCTCACTGTCTACAACAGGTGGGCGGTTCTCTTCATTCCAGGAGAACTTAGTCTTATAGGAACCTGCGGTAACCTCTTCCCAGGGTTCAGGCTTAAGGACACTACGCTTAGGGTTCTTCAGTTTGGACTCTGCCCACTTGAGTGTTTCCTTGCGGTCCTCCTCCAATGCTTCGATGAGCTGGGAGTCCAGGAGTGCAGACAGTGAATAACCAAACTTAGATGGTTTCAGTACAGCTTGGTAACCTTCAAGTACAACAGGCTGTTGAGTAACGTGGATGGGTTGTGACATTAACAAAAGAAGTAAGTGGATTCGATCACGGTCTCTGGTTCTAGATCACCAATGATCGGTGGGTCAGTCTCTGCACCAATGTGTTGTGCAAAGTCTCGTAGGTAATCATGCTCTGCGAACAAGTGCATGTAGGTTTCTCGTACAATGGCGGATAGGGTAGACATATCCGTTGCACGACAAAGCACAGAGTCGTGAATAAGAGCAATGGGTGCATCAAAGCGTAAGACACTCAAATGCAGCAAGCTAGCATCAAGTGAGTGGATCAGGTTAGGAGCTGTTGCATTCTTGTGGTGGTTAAGGTCAACCTCGTCAGTCTCTCCATCTGCCACCTTCATCTTACAACGACCCAATAGCTGCAGCTCCATAGACTGGAACTTCTTCTTGTTAAGCTTCTGGTATACAGTAAACCCTGATGGAGTAGTCCATTCAAGGTGACGTACACCTCGCTTAATAGCAGCTGCTACCTCGGTCTCAATCCATTTCATAACAGCCATAGGACCTGGTACGACCACATCCATAGCTGAACGAATAGCTTTAACAACCTCGGTTAGCTCTTCCTTTTCAAGCTCTATCCCATCCTCTAAGAAAGCCTCTTTAATGTAACCCCTGTTGGAGTAAGGCTTTGCATTGTATGGGATAGTCATAACACAGCGCTTAGTCTTCTTCCTATCAAGGAATGGACGTAAGCGTTCAGGTACTGATGGCATAGCAGTTTCAGCAACTACCTTGTACGCATCCTGAGGCTTATCACCAGGTAGGACATTAACCAGCTTGGCTGTTGACTTATCCCGTGCGAGTCCTGCCAAGATTTGGAGACCACTACAGGTTGCATCTACAGCAATAGGCAACGTTGTGAATTGTCTATCAGCTGCGATCACGCAATGATAATACTCACCACAACTAGCTAAGAATTGCCATGGTTCTTCTGCTGCCTCCCACTCTGGTAAAGAGTCGATTGGGTCAGTAGCAATACGACTGATGAGTGTGATGTTATTCTCCACCCAAGCTAGTCGATCAGACATGGTTGCTTTATCTAAACCATAACAAGTTGCTACTTGAAATGCTAACCACGACTCAGCTTCTGGTGTCATATAAGAACCATC